TGTATAATAATAGAGTATAATGCGCCCAAAGGCAAATTAAGCGAATCTGCCAGTCGTGTCTAGGTGTCTTGCGTATTTAACCTCAAGTATTACATCTGCTGACAAAAATCCTGCCAATTCTTCAGATGGGGCTGTTGGAGATATATCGGCAACAAATATGCTAAAGAGTTTAAACTTCTGAGATATGCCAGAGTAGGCATTTGCATCCCTTGCTGAATCATCCATTCTTCTGAATAGGTCTGTCATTAAGTTTCTAATCTCATTGATCTCTGAAACATCTGTTGAATATATAGTAAACAAAATCTGCTCACAGCATATAGCCCAGTTGTCCTCATATGATAGGCCTATCTTGTCATATACTATGTGCTTCTTCCCGCTTAAAAATTGATTCATTTCTGGAGATTGCTGGACGGGAATAATTGGAACAATTTCTTGTCCAATATTATCTGAATAATAATCGGTGGCAGTAAAAATACTATTAGACTTTAATTGAGCCCAAAGGTACTTTCTTAAATCAAGCATTATGTCTGCTTTATAATCTACAGTCATTATATCCCCCCAAATGCTGAGGCAATTGCTGACTCAGCTTGCATGTTTAGTGTATTAGCAGAAAAAGAATATTTAACTTTTCTTACTTCCGAAGGAAGTCTCATTGCTTTAGTTAATGATGAATTAAATATTTGTTGAAATCCAGATCTTTTAATTGACAGGTTTACCAGATTGCCAGTAAAGAATCTTGCATATGCAATTTGAAACCTTCCTGTAGCTTTGCCTCCACCAGGCCTTGTAACGGTCACTGAGGCCCCTATAGGCATGTAGACTGTTCCAGTGCTAGTTTCAAATACTAAGCGCTTAGCAGCCCTTGGGCTAATTATTACAGGCATTCCAGCTTCCATCACAGAAGCTTTATTTTTAAACACATACTTTCTTTTGCCAAATGAGTTGGGGACTGGTGATTTAGACATTAAAAATGTTGATCCTAATTTAAAAGATAATCCATTTCTTTCCGTTATATTTAATTTAAATAGTCTGGATCCAGAATTACCAACTTTATTCCACTCATAAACATGGTGCAGGGATTGAGGATTTACTCTAGCTTGTGCATCTATATACAAACCAAAATCCTGTTGAAGCTGTTTAAAAATAACAGACTGAAATCTAGCTTGAAATTGTTTGTTTGTTGTTATTTTGGAAACTACCTCAGCTTGATAGTATATTGCTGCAGATATTTGTGCTACTGTACTATCTTTTAAAATGGCACCTTTAGTTCCCACCATAGTTTTTTGTAATCCGCTGGCGGCTGTAACTAGTAATGAGCTATTGTCCAATTATCTGATTTTCCGATCTCTTCACAGCAGAGTTATATGCAATTACGCCGCCAAATGGGTCTGTGATTGGAGTGGTTCCCATTAGCTCATAAACCGTAGGCGTGTTAGTAGGAAAATTTAATTCTTCCCAGATAACAGTTCCTTCGGCATCTCTGATATTTGTAATCTTTTCTCGTAATGTTAATTTTTCTGATGTTCTAATTTCTAGGCTTTGATAGTTAGTATATTTATTAGAAATAATTTGTTTATCGCCAGACCTTGAAGAAGCAGAGTTAGTTATAATACCTTTTGCGCTGCAAGGCACTGTTCTATCAAACTGCCATTGTTTTTTTATTGAACCCGTATCTGGATCTTGTATATCAAATTGTTTATATATATCAGCAAACAAAGGCATGATAGAGTCGGCAAGATCATACATTAGATAACAACCATTTGATTGATAACATATGGAAGAAGTAGTTGATCTGCGTATAGATTACCAGTTCCTGAATATGTACCAGAATTATACTCGAACTCCCAGTCAAATGTTTTAATATTTTTAATATATTTATTGCGCCAAATTTTATCTTTTGAAAAATAATCTTTCATTAATTCAATGCATGCAAGATCAATTTCATCTGGAATGTCTTTCCATCCAAATTTGCCTTGAACGCGGTATGTTGATCTTGTATTAAAAGATCCATTCCATGTGTCATTAATTGTTGGGGGAACCATGCCATTTGCTGTATAAACAGTATTATCTAACATGTTAGCTCTATTAACTCTTATCCCAAATCCGCTTTCCGAAATAATTGTATTATAGTTCCAGTTGTTTATTGAATTAATTGTATCTAAAAGGAGTATATCGTTTTGATATAATTTATATAAAGTTGTTATTTTATATGGGAGGGGTAAAACATCAGAGCCTGAGCCATAAGCAATTTGAATATCGTCATATAAAAAGAATTGCTGCTTTGTATATGCCTCAATAAGTTTTCTTGCATACTTCTCAGCATTACATAATTCAGCATATGATTTAGAATTAGGATCTGAATAATCAGACCCCAACCCTAAAGAATCAATTACCTGTGTCATATCCGTATATGGTGTCTGCACAAATACCTTATTATCTTTTTGTGTAGATACTCCGCCTACTGTATATGTCCAACTTAATTTTAATTGTCTTTGTCTATCTGTATAGGTTAAAGGAATATATACAATATATGTTCCAGCATCTGCTTCTGATTTGACAGGCGTTAACGTTGCAAGTATCGTAGCAGGATTAATTGCTGGAGATATTGCTGGATCTTCTGTAATATCATACAATCGAACAGTTGGAAGGCTATCTGAATCAGTTAGCTGCCCCTGCCAAAACACTTTATGTGTTACTGGTGAATTTGAACCTACTAGAATTTCCATTTAATAAAGGTTAAGCGTAGTACTCCTGAACTTCCTTTGGAGTTGCTAAGCGGAAACCCTCCTCCTTGTCAAAAATTTCTTGAGCGTCTTCTGATGTCATTGCGACAAAAGGATGCTCTTTTGTAAATGTATAGTTAAGAATATCATATCTGTGATTCTCTCTAGTCATTCTGACTAGCATTGTATTTTCTGGCTGAGCATCAGGATTAAATCTTGGAAGAATTTCTTCTGCCTCTTCGCTGAATTCATCTGCCGCCTTCTCAATATCCTTAATAGTCTTTTGATAAACAGACCAAGTTACTCCCTCTTCGGCAAGAGCGGCAATAATATCGGTCTTATTCTTTAATCCATCAGTATCAACTGCAAAGTCCTCTGCAACTTTTCTGAGTTCTGCTACTTTCAATGTCTCGAATGACATATATTCTCCTTTGTTAGGTTCTTCAATTATAGCATTGTTAAATTAAAATGAAAAGCCCCTAAAATTAATTAGGGGCCTTTCGGGGGTTATTTCTTAATTAATTAAGAAGCAACCTTAACGTTCTTTACGACAACCCAAGCATCTGCTTGTTCGATCTGGACGCCAACACGAGTATACATTGTGTACTCGATTGAGTCCTTACGTGGCCAGAAGAAACGGTAAACAGTTACATCACGCTTGACACCAATAACTACGTTATTTGGGAATGACAAGTGGATATCTCCGTGTGAACCTGAAGCTCCTGATTGTGTACCAGTCTGTGTTTCATTAAGAAGTGGAACTTCAACAATCGGAATACCGAATGCGAATGGTGCCACATATCCTGCAGGTCCACCTAGTGGTGCGACTCCGCCGCGGATTACGCTTGAAGCGATATCCTGTGGGATTGTCTGATTTGTTCCAATGCTGTTAGCATATAGGAAATCCTGAATCAAGTTTGATCCAGCAAGGAAGCGAAGGTCTCCACGACGTTGCTTGTACTTACGTGGCATAGCCTTAAGTGCCTTGTTGAATACTTCACGAGATACGTTAGCGCCAGCTGCGTCTACGACACGACCTGATGCTTTTGCCTTCTTTACAACGCCATCAAATGACTTGTAAAGAGCGTCTGAAGAAAGTGATGTGTCACCGTTAAGAATAACATCTTCGATGTCATTTCCTGCCTGTGTTGCCATCAAACGTGCAATATGATCTTCTAGATCTGCACCTTCGATGTTATCTTCTAGAGACTCAGTTGAAAGCTCCCAATCCATGCGGAGTTTCTTTGTTGTTAGAGAAATCTTTGAGAAAGTTACGGCTGCGTTAGCACCGTCGTTATCTCCTTCAGTTGCAAGCTTCATAAGCTTTTCACCAACGGACATACGATCAATCTCGGCTGTGTCTGACTTCATACGAACTGTACGTGCGACTTTGCCAATTACGGTTGCGTCGAACATATAGTCAAGGAAGCGGGCAGACTGTTCTGGGTTTAAAAGACCACCATTGCCATTTTCAGACGCTGTGTGTACTCCTGAACCACCTGAAGTTGAAGCAAATGTAGCTCTAGCTGTTGTGCTAGTTGCAATTGCTTTTTCTAATGTTTCATTGCTCATTTTTATACCTACCTTAGTTAAATATTTCGTTCACGGAACCGAGGAAAGAACCGTTCCATTTGGATTTTTTGATTGTTACCTCTTCTGATCGGCCAAGATCTGAAGACTTCTTAATTGCAGTCTCTGATTCTACTGCGTCGACACGCTTTTGTACACCATCAATCGTGCTCTTGATATCATTTACAGCACTTGAAAGTACTGTGTGTTGTTCTGCCAACTCTGAAATTCTAGCATCTACGCTTTTGCTGAAAGCTTCAACAGTCTCTTGGATTGTTGTTACCTGTGCTGCATTTGCTTCAGATGCCTTGTTTAGAGTTTCTGAGAAAAAGCCTTTTAGATCGCCTAACATCTTCGCAAAATCAGGTT